AATGTAAAAAAGGTTTTATTAATATCTACAGACAAAGCATGTATTCCAACAAGCATTTATGGGGTTAGCAAGCTACTTTCTGAAAAGAATGCTATTCTTTCTAATGATATTTCTGATACAAAATTTTCTGTAGTAAGATTTGGTAATTTAATTGGCAGCAATGGGTCAATATTTCAAAAATGGAAAATTATGAAAAACGATAGTGACAAGATATCTGTTACCCATAAAAAAATGACTAGGTTTTTTATCAGAAGCTCCGAGGCTGCTTTTTGGTCAATTAAATTTATGCAAATTATGAACGGCAAAGAAGTATTTGTTCCAAAAATGAAAAGTGCAAATATCTACGACATAGCTAAGTCATTTATAGATGAGTCTAGAATAGATATTACTGGAACTAGACCTGGTGAAAAACTTGATGAAGATATTTTATCTAATTTAGAACTAGGATCTGTTGAGGATATGGGGGAATTCTATATATTAAATAATGATAATGCAAGTAGCGGATTTTCTTACAACAGTAGTAACAATAAACAATGGTACTCTGGAGAAGAAATAAATGGATTTTTTTAAATACAGGAGGAATAATGGTTAGTAAAAAGTTTTCAGTGGTAAGTACTTGCAACTTATGTATAGATTCTATTTCAAAGTTTTTTAAAAAAGCAAAAAAGGTTGAAAAAAATAATCCAAACTGCAAGTGCAACAATTGCAAGTGTTTTAGATAATAGTTTGTATAAAGGAATGATTTTTGTGAACGAAGTAGTGTTGGTAGATATTGATGGCACTGTTGCACATAGGTGTGACAGAGGACCTTACGAATATGACAAGGTTGGAACAGATTTTCCAGACAGTGCTGTTATTGAAATTGTTAACTGTTTGTGGAAGTCCAGCAAAACTATAATATATATAACTGGTCGTGAAGACTCTTGTTACGAAGAAACTTATAAATGGTTGGTAGAAAACTGTCCACCATTTTCCAAATTATATATGCGTAAAACTGGTGACTATCGCAAAGATTCAGAAGTAAAAAAAGAAATATATGAAAATTATATTAAGGATAAGTTTAATGTTTTATGTGTATTAGATGATCGTCAGTCAGTAGTTGATATGTGGAGAGATCTTGGTCTTAAATGTCTTCAAGTTAACTACGGAGATTTTTAATGAATGATGTAAAAAAAATACATCATTTTTATCATATAGGATCTTCAGGACAATGGCTTCAACCTCTATCTGAGCACATTCATGCTTTAAAAAGATACGGTCTTTTAGATGAGCTTTATAGTTTAAATTTTGGAATTATTGGATTATATGAAAATAGAAAAGCTGTAAAAGAATATTTGTCTAAAGAGCTTAAAGAATTTAATATTGTTGCAGAGGCTGATGAAGGATGGGAACAAGTTACCCTTAAGCCATTATATGAGTTTTCTTTAAAAAATGACGGATATATATTTTATGCTCATACAAAAGCTTCAAATAATCACAACCTTTATGGAGTAAAGCATAGAAGGTCAATGACATACTTTAATGTTGTAAACTGGAAAAAATGCTTAGAAAAAATAGATGAGGGTCACGATTTAGCTGGGGTTCACTATTGTCAAATGTACCTTCTTAAAGATGCCTATGGAAATGAGCTAGATCTTCCAGGGGAAACTAAGTATGAATATGTGAAAAAATATGATGGCTTTTATTTAGGAAACTTTTGGTGGACAACAACAGATGCAATAAAAACTCTAGATCCTTGTAAAAACGAGTATAGGCAAGATGCTGAATTTTGGATAGCAAAAATAAAGTTACATAATAAGTCAGCATATGACTTTCATCCTATAAATAATCTCATAGAGCACGAAGACCAGTTTGTAACCAAGTGGTAAAATCTTAATGTTTTGTGGCAAATATACTAAACATGGTATAATATTGAAAGGTGATTAACTATGGCATTTCCAGGTACATACAATTTTAACTACTATGCAGGTGATACTTTTGAGTTTCTTGTAAAGCCTAAAGGTTCAACTGGTGAAGCTTTTGACGACCTTTCTGACTACACACCAACTTTTATAGTTGCAACAGCTAGAGGTTCCGCATCTGCATCAGTATTAACTTCTGCTGATAGTTCAGAACTTGTTGCGACAATTCAAGGTGGAGATACCGTCTCTTGCACAATTAAGCCAGAGGGTGGAAGACAGCTGTCTGGGGCTAGATACTTTTATGATTTAGAAATTAAAAATACTGACGAAGAATCCGAATCTTTTGGAAAGGTGTTTACTCTTTTAACTGGAACCATAACTGTAACTCAAGATGTGGCGGTAACGTAGTATGGCAATAGATACAATCATATCTAATGATGAATTAGTTGTAGTTGGACCACCTGCTTCAGTATCTGTAAGTGTTGACATTGGTCCACAAGGAGAAAGAGGCTCTCAGTTCTTTTCTGGGGTAGGTCCACCACTTCCTGATAACGCTTCTATATTAACAAATGCAAAAATTAATGATTTATATATTAATAATAGAATTGGTTCAAAGTACGGAGTAATTTACAAACTAGATGCAACTCCTGGAGGTAGCATCTGGACAGAAATTTTAAGATTTCAACCAACATCTTATGCTGCTAGAAAAAATGTAGACTTTGTATCTGGTTCTGGATCTATATCCATACCTTTAGCAGATTTTTATAACAATGCTCCAGAAAGTTTAAATCCAGAAACTATTTTAGTTCAAGCAACTCCAGAAATAGATGATCCAGCTTTTATTTCTATATCTAATAAAGATATTCAAGATGTCTCTGGATCTAGAACGTTTATTGTAGAGTTAAAAGGTGCAAAGTTTGTTTCAGGATCAGTTTCTTCAATATCTTCTTCTGCTACTCCTATAAGTTTTTTTATAAGCGTTGGAGGGGTTGAATAAAATGTCAGACTTAATTAGTATAACTAAAGGATTTGTACCACAGTTTAATACACACGTTCCAGAGCTAGAAGATGATGCTAATATTCAAAATGCTTTTGAAATTTTTTATTTTGGAGATTCTTCAGCTGGAAGTTCCTACGATGAAGTAGATAGTATTTATGCACACTTGTTGAATTTTGATTCAAGAATTGATGCAAGTGATTCTACAATTAATGGACTGCTGTCAACTATTGGTACAGGAAACTCAGTTGTTGGAACTGGAACATCTCAAACACTGACTAATAAAACTATAAATCTTTTAAACAACACTCTTTCTGGAACAGTTGCTCAATTTAATATAGCTTTGTCAGACGCTGATTTTTCTACAATAGCTGGAACTGAAACCTTAACAAATAAAACTTTGACTTCTCCAAAGATAAATGAAAATGTGGCTTTAACTGCCACTGCAACTGAGCTTAACTATGTTGATGGTGTTACTTCTGCAATTCAGACACAGCTAGATTCTAAGTCTCCTAGTGCTAGTCCTACCTTTACTGGAACAGTAGTTCTTCCATCTAATACCTCTATTGGCACAGTGTCTGCTACTGAGATTGGATACGTTGATGGAGTTACATCTTCTATTCAAACACAAATTAACCTAAAGCCAACATTAACCTATGAAGGAGTTGCTGTGGGAAGAAATATTTTTGTTCAAGCAGCACAGCCTACAGCTGCTAACATTGGTGATATTTGGCTTGACTTTTAGGACATAAAATGGCTATTACTTGGGGTACTTGGAGATATGGTAATATTGGTCAATCCAGCAAAAACGGAATGCGTGTTGGCATGGACTTTATTTCTTGGTCTGCCGTTACTACTGGCTCAACAACTGTAACTGCTACAGTTGATGTTTGGACTGAAAATGAATTTGCTCATAGTGGAGATACTCAAAGACTAACTTATGGAGGTTCCTTTTCTGGAACTACAGACTATACAAATAATCAAGGTACTAGAACCACAACAAAACGTGCTACTAAAACTGCTACATACACATATCCAGCTGGTTCTTATGGTACTAGTCCTGGAAGCCTAACATTTACAGCAGAATTAACTCTTCATTATTGGGATGATGGAACCAATCCTACTGTATCTATAAGTGCTGCTATTCCAGCACGACCAGCTCCTCCTCCACCACCTCCTCCTCCGCCACCACCACCACCACCTCCGCCACCAATATTTGTTCCTACTATGGGAACTACAACTGCCGCAGCTGGTGTTGGATTTATTGATGTTGGATGGTCAGTTTCAAATAACGGTGGAGCTGGAATTAATTATTTCCATGTTTATAAAAATGGTGCATACTTTAATCAATATGCTTCAAATGTATTTTCTTTACGAGATAATGTTGGAAATGGAGTAACTGCTTCATATGCAGTATATGCAAATAACTCTGCTGGATGGTCTGCTGTATCTAATACTGCTAGTGCTACTACACCAAATTTTCCATCAGCCCCAGGAATTTCTTCAACTTATGGGAATGGATTTATAACTGTAAGTTATTCAACTCCATCAAGTAATGGAGGAAGCACTATAACTTCTTACCAGTACTCTTTAGATAATAGCACTTGGGTAACAACTCCTTCTAATCCATTTAATATTAATGGCACTAATGGAACCCCTATAACAGTGTATGTTCGTGCTGTTAATGCTGTTGGTGGAGGAGCTTCATCTAATACTACTAAGACCCCAAGTACTACTCCAGGTCAAGTTTCTTCAATAGTATTTGATAATTCAACTTTTGGACAAATAACTGTATCTTGGGGTGCACCAACAAATACTGGAGGCTCCAGTATTACTGGATACACTTTAAAAAGAGATGGCGTAACTATTTTAAATAATATAAATCAGCTTTCATTTGTAGATACTGGTCTTTCTCCATACACTCTTTATACATATTCAATAACAGCTAATAATATTAATGGTCAAGGAACCTCATTTAGTAGTAATATAAGAAGTCTTGGAGGAATATTTAAAGTTTGGAATGGAACTTCTTATGTGACAGCACTTCCTAAAGTTTGGAATGGAACATCTTGGGTAAATGCTCAGGCAAGAGTTTGGAATGGCACAGAATGGAAGTATGGAATATAAAGCATTGACATTATTCCATTTTTAGTATATACTTTTACCAAGTACTATAGACAGGAGAATTAACATGGTACTCAAGTTAACAAAATCACAAACAGAAATTTTGCAATCTTATGGTCGCTCATTTCTAGGTGCAGCACTCGCACTATATATGGCAGGTAATACTGATGCTTATACATATCTATATGCTTTTGTAGCTGCATTTGCACCAGTTGCAATTCGTTACTTTAATAAGAATGACATTGCATTTGGAAAAATTTCTGGAAGTTCAACTTCTGAAGAAGTCGCTACAGAAGTAGTTAAGGCAGCAAAAAAGGTTGCTGCAAAGAAGACAACAAAGAAGTAAGACCCAATGCCATCTCCAACAATTGCTTTTTTAACTTATGACTGGACTTTTGGTATAAAACCATTACAGCCAAATGGGTGTGGTTGGTATAGAGCATATCTTCCAATGAAGCAATTGAAGGAGCATGGCTGGGAAACTGGAATAGGTCTTCCAGGTTTTAATCCAGATCATGGATTTGGTATTTTAATTCCAGATGAAAAAGCAATACATGGCTGGGACATTATTGTTTTAAAACTTATTATGCTTGAAAGAGTTGTTGATCAAGTAAGACAGGCTAAAGAGCTTGGTCAAAAAATTGTAGTTGATATTGATGACCATATGGAAGGTCTTGAAGAAACAAATCTTGCATACAAAACTACTCATCCAGATTCAAATCCAAATAACAATAGGGATCACTACATTGCAATTATTAATCAAGCAGATGCATTAATAACTTCTACTCCATTTTTAAAAGACTTCTACCAAAACAAGTATCCAGAAAAGCCAGTATATTTAGTTAGAAATGGAATAGACATTGAACGCTGGGGTATAAAAAGAAAAGATTTTTCTGGTCGTCTTCCAACGTTTGGATGGGTTGGTGCAACTCCTTGGAGATCTGGAGACCTTGAAACTTTAAAGCCTTTCTTTGGAGAGTTCTTAAAAAAGAAACATCTGAAGTTTCATCATGCAGGAAACATTATTAATGCCCCAACAGCAGCTCAGCAAATTGGTATTGATAAAAAATATTGCTCAGTTGAACCAATGAAAACAATGCTTCATGTTCCAGAACTATTTAGAAAAATGGATGTTGGCATTGTCCCGTTAAGAAACGTTCCATTTAATCACGCAAAGTCTTATTTAAAAGGTCTTGAGAATGCAGCAGCAGGAGTTCCATTCATTGCTTCTGGAGGACTTCCAGAGTATCAATTATTCTCAGATGCTGGTGTTGGAAGAATTGCAAATACTCCAGATGAATGGACTAGTCATATGGAAGAGTTGTTAGATCCAAAAGTAAGGCTTGAAGAAAGAGATAAGAATTTTCAAATTATATCTGAAAAGTTTTCAATGAAACAAACAGGGTATGACTGGGATAGAGTTTGCAAAGAAATTCTTGCGTTATAATATATGTATGGCTAAAATATATATAAAAAATGACAGTAATTCTGAATTAGTTGCAGATCTATTAAAAAAATATATTAGACAAGAAACTGTTCATAATCTATCTGTTCATGAGTCTAATGCTGACTTTTGCATTAGTTTAAAGATACCAGAATTTCCATCGGATTCAAAACTAAATGCTTATATCTATAACAATGTTGAGAATATGGAAGAGCTTGCTTCTAAAATATATTATCAATGTTCAAAAGCAGACATCAAGGTTAGAGAATTAAAGAAAAAGTCTATGCCAAAAGATCAATATGACATAGATTTTAAATGTCCTACACTAACAATAAATTTAACAAATGATTCAATAGAAATTGATGAAGAGGTTTATGCACTTGTAGTTGGTCAAGGAATAGTTTCTTATTTAAATCCTGGAACTGTGTTTGATACATTTTCAGTAAAAGATAAAATTAAAAAGCCAGGGGATAAAAGTTTTGTTAATAGACAATTTATTCAACAGCCTACCAACAACACAAAGCTTCTTTTTAAGAAGTAGCTAAAGATATATATCCTTTAATTTTTTCAATCATGTCAATTCCTGGGTAAAAAGAAGTTTGGCAAGATAAACAATAAAAATATACCTTGTCACTACTATCAACTTGTGAGATAACAAGATCTGGAAATTCTTCGTTTTCATTAAATGGACAAATAATTTCTACTGCTTTGTTAACTTTAACTAGTTCGTTATATAGGTTTACCTCTTGTATGGTAACGTTCATTTGATTCTCCTTGAATATTAGTGTAGAATATAACTATTCCCATTTTATCAGAAGGACGTGTTACACAATGTCATTTATTGACTCCAACGGATCTATAACAGATCCATACCGCAATTTTATTCATATCTCAAGGTATGCTCGCTGGATTGAAAACGAAAATCGTAGAGAAACTTGGGAGGAAACCGTTGACAGATATTGTAACTTCATGAGAGATCATCTCGTACTTAATCATGGATACAGTCCAAATGCAAAAGTGTTTACTGAAGTTAGAGAAGCAATCCTGAACCACCACATAATGCCATCTATGAGGGCACTGATGACCGCTGGACCTGCTTTAGAAAGAGACCATATCGCAGCATACAATTGCTCTTTTATTGCCGTAGACAGCCCTAGAGCCTTTGATGAGGCTATGTATATTTTAATGAATGGAACTGGTGTTGGATTTAGTGTTGAGCAAAAATATATTAATCAACTCCCAGTTATTTCAGAATCATTTTTTCAAACAGATACTACAATTGTTGTTGACGACTCAAAACTAGGATGGGCAAAGGCTTACAAGGAATTGATTGCACTTCTCTATCAGGGTCAAATTCCAAACTGGGATGTTTCAAAGGTTCGTCCTGCTGGGGCAAGACTAAAGGTATTTGGTGGAAGAGCATCTGGTCCAGATCCACTTGTAGATCTTTTTAATTTTACAATTGAAACATTTAAGGTTGCTTCAGGAAGAAGAATGAAGTCAATTGAGGCACATGATTTAATGTGTAAGATTGGAGAAGTTGTTGTAGTTGGTGGAGTTCGCAGAAGTGCTTTAATTTCATTATCTAACCTAGATGATTTTGAAATGGCAAAAGCTAAGAGTGGTCAATGGTGGGAAGGTAATGGTCAGAGAGCGTTAGCAAATAACTCTGCTGTTTATAATTCTAAGCCAAACACTGCACAGTTCCTTCGTGAATGGAGAAACCTATACGAGTCAAAGTCTGGTGAGCGTGGAATTTACAACATTGATTCTGTTCGTAAACATATTGATAAGTTTGGTCGTAGAGATTCAAGCCTAGTTGGTGGAACAAATCCCTGTGGAGAAATTCTTCTTCGTCCAAATGAATTTTGCAATTTAACAGAAGTTGTAATTGATGCAACTGATACAAAAGAAACCTTGCTTGAAAAGGTTAGACTTGCAACAATTCTTGGAACATGGCAATCAACTTTGACTAATTTTAAGTATATTAGAAAAACTTGGAGAGATAACTGTGAAGAAGAAAGACTTCTTGGAGTATCCTTAACTGGTATCTATGGAAATAAAATTACTGCTACAAATGGAAAAGCTCTTGAGTCACTTCTTGATGAAATGAGAGATCTATCTGTTTCAGTAAATGAAAAAGAGGCTAAGTCTTTAAACATTAATCCTTCAGTATCAATTACCTGTGTAAAGCCTTCAGGAACTGTTTCACAGCTTACAGGAGTGTCTTCTGGTATTCACCCATGGTATTCAGAATACTATGTAAGAAGTGTTAGAGCAGATAACAAAGATCCTTTAACTCAGTTTTTAAAAGATTCTGGAATTCCTTTTGAGCCAGATGTTATGAAGCCAGAAGTTACAACTGTATTCTACTTCCCAATTAAGGCTCCAAAAAATGCAGTACTTACAAAAGATTTAACAGCAATTGATCATCTTGAAATGTGGAAGACATATAGAACTCACTGGACAGAACATAATCCAAGTGTAACTATCAATGTTGAAGAAGATGAGTGGATGCGTGTTGGTGCTTGGGTATTTGACAACTTTGACTCAATTGGCGGAGTTTCATTTCTTCCATCAGTTGAACACTCTTACAAGCAAGCTCCTTATCAGGAAATATCTAAAGAAGAGTACGATTCCTGGCTAAGTAAGATGCCAGACTCAATTCGCTGGGACATGCTTTCTTTGTATGAAACAACTGATGGAACAACTGGAAGCCAAGAACTATCCTGTGTTGCTGGAGCTTGTGAAATTGTAGATATTACAAGATAGTCTCTATGATAAAATAGACTAGAGGTAATCTATGTCCTACACACGTTCAAATCTTTATGCTTCCAGAATATATGCTGAGCATCCTGTAGCTTTGTGGTCAATGGATGAGCCAAACTATTTTGTTTCTTTAATTTCAGATGCAGAAAAAGAGGTTACGGAATCCAACTGGGACTTTGATAATGCTACTATAAATGCATCTGCAACGTTCACACTTTCAGGGTATCCTTTTGATGATTTAGATGTTAATAAAATTTATCTTTCTACAGACTCTCCAAAAGAAATGGAAGTTTCGCTTTCTTCTGCTATTTCTTATTCAGAATTAGATCTTGGAAAAGGAAGCGTTTGCGTTTCTTCCTATATTTACATTCCTGGAGAAACCGATGTTCTTTATTTAGATATTGGTTTTATTGTTGATGGAGAGTATGTTTATAAAAGATATTTGTCATTAAAGGTGAATAACTGGGAAAAAATTTCTCATACAGTTAAGTTTTCGGAAGATACTTTTACTCCCTTTATAAGAGTTGGATTTTATCCAAGTGTAGATGCTTTAGAAGATGAATCATCTGTATATATAAATGGAGTATCTGTTGGGCAATGGTCAGAACCTTATAATTCAGTAAGCACTGGAATATCTCCACAACCTCTTCCATCAAATATTAGAAGTCTTATAGACTTTCCAGAATCTATAGAGTGTACAGTTTTAGACCCCTACGGTCTTAGTACAGAGTCAGAAAATGGATATGTGACATCAATAAGCAATTCTCTCTTTGCAAAACTTGCAGGAGTTCCAATGGTTTATGGGTCAAGCGGAAATATAAGAATAAATAAAGATGCTATAGTCCTAACTGAAATTCTTGACGGATCTTCTTTAGAAGAAATATTGATAGATGGAGGATCTTCTTCAACAGAGTATATGTATTCTATAGACGGAGGAGCTTCGTATGAATTTTTGTATTTAACAGAAGATCAGTATTACAACTTTCCTTCCCTTATATTTCCTGGAAAAGGATTTTTAAATCAATCAGGAAATAATAAAACTTTGACAACAGAGTTTTGGTTAAGAATTAATCCAGAAAAAACTAAAAAGAATAGAATATTTGGACCACTAACATCCAGTGATGGCATATACATAGATAAAGAATTTATTTCTATCGTTGTAGGAAATTATACAAAGTCTTATTTTATTGGAAAATGGTATAGACCAATGCTTATGCATTTTTGTCAAAGTCCAAGTGAAATATTTTTAATGATAAATGGAGAAAAGGTTATATCTATACCAATAGAATCTTTAAATATTGAAACATTCCCAATAAAAGATGAAGACTTCTTAGGATTTTACACAGACGCAGAAATATATTTATACGAGATTGACTCTTTTTCAATATTCCCATATGCTGTTGCAGAGCAGGTTGCAAAAAAGAGATACGTTTTTGGACAAGGAGTTCAAGAGCAAGATAACATAGTTTCATCATCAAACGGAAATCTTTCTTATGTAGACTTCCCATTTTCTGGCTACAGCTCTACAATAAGGTATCCTGATAGAACAAAGTGGGAAGATGGATTTTACAATAATATAGTTGCAAATTCAAAAGGAATATCTTTGCCTGAATATAGTCTTCCACAGGTTTTATTTACTAACACTGGAATTGGTTCAGAATATCAAAAGTCACTGGCTAGTATAAATTTCTATGAAGATAATTATGAACTTCAAGATGAAAATTATCCTTTTATCTGCATGGCTCCAAGCTATGAATACTTATTTAATGAATCTTTTGGAACAGTATATTTTTCAAAGCTAAATCAGACAAACTATCAAACAAGATCGCTATATTCAGTTTTAAAAACATCAGAGGATGTTACAAGTAGACAGTCTATATTATATATATCAAATAATACTAGCTCAGATGTTTTTGAAGTTTTCATTGATTCTGCAAGTGTTCAATATTCTTATAACGAAACTGTATTAAAATCAGAAACAATTTCTCAAAATTCTTTTTTTGCAGTGGGAATTGATTTTAATAAAATAGAACAGGCTTATAACTCTGTAGTTGGATCATTCTTTTCAAGACCAGATACCTTGTCTTTAAATTTTGCAGGAAAAGATGAAGATGTGTTTTTAGGAAAAATATTTTCTTTAACAATAAATAGCGACTTCTTTACAGATAAAGATGGGTCAGAAATGTTTGACTCTTACGGTTTTGCTATCAAAAACTTTAATTCAAAATTTTATGACTATATTGGATCCTATACACTTCTTCCTAAAGCTACCAATACCTCAATGGTTTTAGACATAGGAGTATCTGGTTACTGGGAAAATTCCATCCCCCTTTCCTACTTTGGAAGATATATAACTCAAAATAATGGAGATTTAAAGTATGACTTAGATATGCTACAGTTTAATATAGATACACCATCTTCAACATTTTCAAAACATAGTGAACTGTCTTCTTTGTATCAAGAATCATTATCTACAAAAGTTTTTGTAACCTTGCAGGATGTTTCTAAAATAGGAAAAACCACATATACACAGTTTGCTAATACAGAGATTATTGGAATTGATAAAATTTTAGATTTAGGAAAAATTACTTCTCCAAATAACACAAAGTATAAAATTAATGATAAAACAGTTATGTATGTTCCAAAAAATATTGCAGGATTTTCAAATTATTATGTCACAATTCATATTGAAATTTCCTCTAAAGGTATAAAAACAGAAAATGTTAATGTTAAAAATATGGGGATTGCAGGTCTATCGTTTGATGAAGGACAATTTTATTCAATAAATACTCCTACTGCAGGTAAGTTTTATCCAATAGTTAAAAATGAAAATCAGTATGTTTACAAAAGAAATGTTCCAGTAGTGATTGACACAGAATCATCTCCATATTTGTATCTAGCAGGAGACTCTGGAATACAGGTATTGCCAGAAGTTGACGAAAATTTAATAAAAGGGTTGTCAATTCCAGTTAACCAAACTTTAAAGGTTAATCAAGAAATGGTAGGAATTCAAATGTTTTTAATGTATGATGAGGCAAGCTCTTTTACTGAAAGAAAAAAGATTGGAAAGATATTTAGCTCAAACAACTCTTACGACATAATTCTAATTCCTGAAGAAGATGGAAAAAGAGCATTCTTTTCAATAGTTGATTCTGTTACTGGAGATCAGTTTTTAGATGCAAAATCATTTTTAAATGGAAAGCTTGTAAATGATATAGTAATTGAGCCACTTACCTGGAACTATATAGCAATAGCTTTGCAGGAAAACTCTATACCTTTAAATGGAATTCTTGCTCAGATTGAAATATATTCTGGAGTTAAAGTTGACAATGTTGCAAGCTTTATGGAACTAAATCCTATTAAACAAAACTTAATTGTTTTTGACGAATGGGATCTTGTTGACAATAGAACTTGGGAATACTGGTCTGGATCTGGGTCTACATCTTTCAATTGGCAACAGATATTAAATGAAGAATCTCTTGAAGTTACTGTTTTGTCTTTAGATGGAAAAGAAATTTTTAACACATATGCAGGTCTTTCTTCTGGAGTTGGAGACGATAATAGCGTAATTAGTGTCAGTTTTGATTCTGTTGTAATATTAAATGACATATCTTGGGACACCTATTTGGTTTAACCGTCAAATTATGGTACAATGATGTCATGGAATATATTGATGGATTACAAAAACTGCCAAACAAGCCAAAAGTAAAGGTCGTAGAGAACAATGCTGACTACGGACTGTATGTTTGGAAACTAGAAACTGGAAAAATATTTGGTGATGACGATGGAAATTTTATGACCATCCCAGCCAGAAAATATGACTTAACTGCAATTAACAGGCTTACACAGGCTGCAGCACATTATGGTGCTGGAGAAGGTAAGGCAGTTTTTATGCCAGGAGTTACAAGAATTACAGACGAAGAGCATTCTGTACAGATTGATAGAATGAAACAGGGATATATTCCTAGTGAATTTGATACTGATGCTTTTGCAGATGCAGCAAAGGGGCTTAATAAGCATGGAGATGACTGAAACAATTGCCAGACTGGACAATCTAGACAAAAATAAACCATCAGCAAACAAGTCTGATGATTTTATGAATGAGGCAGACGTAGTAAAAGCTTTTGATGGTATTGATGCAAATTTTAAAAGAAGAATAACTAGAATGAGCAAGGCTTACACTGGTCAAGATGGTGCAAAGTCAAAGCAGCTATTTCCAGAACAAGATATCACTACAGCTTACGGTCTTTTTGATGTGGTTTTGCCACCATACAATCTTGATGAATTGGCTTTTTTCTTTGACAACTCTTTTGCAAACCACGCTGCAATTAATGCAAAGGTTGCTAATACCGTTGGTCTTGGTTACAACTTTATAATGTCTGATATTGTTAAGGCAAGAATTGAAGAAATTGAAGATGTTAATCAAAGAGTTAGAGCACAAAGAAAAGTTGAAAGAGCAAAGTCTGAATTAACTAATTGGCTTGAAGAACTAAATGATGAAGATACTTTTACTCATGTTCTTGAAAAAGCAATGACAGACTATGAAGCAACTGGTAACGGATATATTGAAATTGGAAGAAAAAATACTGGAGAAATTGGCTACATTGGTCACATTCCTGCCACAACAGTTCGTGTAAGACGTATGCGTGATGGATATATTCAGATTGTAAATCAAAGAGTAGTATACTTTAGAAACTTTCAAGATAGTTCAACAGCAAACCCTGTTACTTCAGATCAAAGACCTAATGAATTAATACATATTAAAAAGTATAGCCCAAAGAATACTTACTATGGTGTTCCAGATGTAGTTTCTGCTGCAACATCAGTTGTTGGAGATCAGCTTGCTGCAAGGTATAACATTGATTATTTTGAAAACAAAGCTGTTCCAAGATATATTGTTACACTAAAGGGTGCAAAACTTTCTGCAGATGCAGAAGACAAGTTGTTTAGATTCCTACAGTCTGGTCTTCGTGGACAAAATCATAGAACTCTTTATATCCCACTCCCTGGAGATGCAGCAGATAATAAAGTTGAATTTAAAATGGAGCCAGTTGAAAATGGAATTCAAGAAGGATCTTTTGATAAGTACAGAACTTCCAACGTTCATGATATTTTGATGGCACATCAAGTTCCTATTTCTAAAGTTGGGTCAGACCCTGGAAGTTCAATTGCCTCTGCTTTAGTTTCAGACAGAACTTTTAAAGAGCAGGTTGCTAGACCATCTCAAAAGAATTTAGAGAAAACAATAAACAAGCTTATTAAAGAAAAGACAGACATCCTTTTACTAAAGTTTAATGAACTAACTTTGACTGATGAAAATACTCAAAGTCAAATTGATGAAAGATATCTAAGGGCACAAGTTGTTGTTCCAAATGATATCAGACCTAGACTTGGACTCCCAGTAGTTCCACAAGGAGATATTCCAGTAGTTATGACCCCTCAACAACGTGCAGAACAGAATGCTCAAATGTCTGGAACAAGGCAAAGAGATCAGCAAAGAACTGATCAGGCATCTGACTCTACTTCAACTACAACAGGAAGAAATCCTGGTGGTGAAGGAAGATCTGTAGTATAATATAACAATATTATAAATATATAAAAAATACATATATAATAGGAAGTAACATGACTGCTTTAAACAAGGCTTACTGGACTTCGGATAACGATGATATAAAGTTATCTATGCCAATAGCCAAGATAGATGAAGAGCGTAGACTCGTCTCTGGATTTGCTACGCTTGATAATATTGATAAGCAGTCTGACATTGTTCCAACAAATGTAAGTATAAAAGCCTTTGAAACATTCCGTGGTAATTTGAGAGAAATGCATCAGGCAATTGCAGTTGGAAAAGTAATTAATTTTAGACAAGAAAAGTTTTTTGACAAGTCTACAGAAAAACTATATAATGGTGTATATGTAGATGCTTACATTTCTAAGGGTGCTCAAGATACTTGGGAAAAGGTTCTTGATGGTACTCTTTCAGGATTTTCAATTGGCGGAGTAATTAAAGATGCAGAAAATTCTTGGGATGAAAACATTGATAAGACAGTAAGAATTGTAAAAGATTATGAACTTCATGAGCTATCCTTGGTAGACAATCCTGCAAATCAGTTTGCAAATGTTGTGTCTATTCAGAAGATTAATAAGGATGAACAAAATGATGGTATAATTGCAAAAGCAGATCTTGAAAATGTCTACTGGTGTGAGAATGACGGTCTCGTCAGACTTTCAGAGGTTGAAGATTCAAGCTGTCCTTCATGTGAAGTTAGCATGAAAAATATTGGTTTTGTAGAGACGAAGGATGCAGAGAAAGCTATGACAGTTAAGTCACTCTTAAATAAGTTTATTGGTGTAACAGACCTAGTAAAATCTGATGAAGTTTCCGAAACCCCACAATCTTCAGGCGAAACGTCTGAAACAGCGATTGACAATAATGCGTCAATTGCGGAAAACAATATAAAGGAGGAGAACAACGTGTCAGAAGAAAATACAGTAGTAGAAGACACCGTTGAAGAAGTTGCAGCTGAAGAAGCTGTTGCTGAAGCTCCTGCCGAAGAAACCGTAGAAAAGTCAGTTGACGCAGTTGACGCTGTTGAGGAAACAGTAGCTAAGTCTGCTGATCCAGAAGAAGCATCTGCAGAAGAAGTTGCAGAAGAAGTTGCTTCTGATGACGTTGAAGTTGAAAAGTC